TGATAATTATTATCCTTCTTTTCAATTCGATAGCAGCTATGAAGCCGATGAAGCAAAAAAATTTATATTATCACATGTAAAGAAAATTTTACAAAAAAATACAATAGATGATATTAGGCCTTTAATAATGCCGGAGATTCCACCTCAATTCGACTTAAAATTTGAGCAACCCCCATTTTAATCATGAAAATTGAACTCATTCCTATAAAAGATCTTGTGCTATTAGAAAATAACCCTCGCAAAATCACAAAAGATCAAATGCATAAGCTATGTCATAGCATTAAAGAAGATCCGGAATTCTTAAATTGTAGGCCTGTATTAGTCAACATGTGTGATGCTAGAATGTACGTTTATGCAGGAAATCAACGCGTTAGAGCTGCTAAAAAGCTTAAAATGAAAGAGATTCCATGTGTCATCGATCATGACCTTCCATCCCACATACAAGATTCGCGATGCATCAAAGACAACAAAACCTACGGTGAGTTTGATTTTAATATATTAGCCAATGAATGGGATATTGATGTGCTGTTATCCAGTGGATTTAAACCCGAAGAATTGATCGGATCGGATATAAATGATATGGATACAGACAGAAAGAAAGAAGAAAAAGGAGTATGCGATAAATGCGGAAGTAAAATAAAGAAATCTTCATAGTTGACTTAAAATCACTCTCATGATATAATCAGAATATGAAACAACTAATGAAAATGATTGAAGATAAAGAGGAAAACCTTAAATGGGGATCTCTCACATTGCAAATATACTGTGAAAAATGTGAAAAAACATTTGAATTAAATCCCGCTTCTATAGCTATTCATTTAGCTGTGAATGCATCAATATGGGATTACATTAAATGGGTTCAACTTTCTGACTGCTCAAACTGTAAAGAAAAACTAGACTAAAAATCAAAATAAATTATATAAGAAAATCATGGAACAACATAACGAAACTATCTTCAAGAAAAATGAAAAAAAAAGAATACAAGAATATGACAACGCAACATTCTGGTCTATGCTTGCTCTATTGTTGCCATTCTTAATCTACAGCATATCATTAAATGCGAACACTATAGAATACAATACTGCCGGCAAAGCATGGAAATGTGAAAACTGTAGAATTTATCAATGGCAAGACTCATCAAATAAAAATTGGTGTGGTAAATATAAATGTACATCATGTGGGTATGAAAAATGACTTATGAAATTGATTGGGAAAAAGTTGATCAATTGCTTATAGCGGGATGTAAAGGCACAGAAATAGCTGGTTATTTAGGAATGCACCCCGAAACATTGTATAGAAGGGTTGAAGAAGAAAAAAAAGTGGGTTTTGGCGTCTACTTGCAAGAAAAGAGATCGAAAGGTGATTCTTTATTAAGAGCACATCAATATGCTAAAGCGATGGGATTAACTGATAAGGGTGAAAATAGTTTACTAATATGGCTAGGTAAAGTAAGATTAGAACAAAAAGAGCACGTAGAACCTGGTGATATTGAAAAAGAAAAGAAATTTGATCAAAAAATGGATCAAGTTTTAGCTTTATTATCCTCACCCTCAGATCTAAATATAGAAGAAAGCAATATTAATAATGAAACAAAGTCATAATGATTAATTGAAACTACCATAGCTTGCTGTGGCATATCTTCTATTCGTTTTATCATTTCATCTAAAGCATCCAGCAATTCAAGTTTAGACGGAATTGGTTTATTTAATACTTGAGGAGTGATAACATTGCCTTCATCATCTACGCGTAGGAATAGCGACCAATCTACAGCAGCGCAGCCCATCCGATCTCCTCCACTAACGCTGATCTTACCGCATTTACACGAGCACTCATCACGTGAGCTTAAGCTTTCAATGATTGATTCACAGGCTTTACATTTAGCTCTATTTCGCATACTTCATCCAATTTTTAAATATTCGATAAATCTTTTTCATCATAATGGGGTGATATTTATGTAAATTACGGTAACAAACTTCACAACGTGAGTAGTAGATTTGCTCAGAGCCGTATTCACTGATATATTTTCCACACCCTTTGCATTGTTGCCATTGCATTAAATCCCTTAGTTAAGGGTATTGAATGTGTTACCTTCAAGTATATAGAGCCCCGATCAAATTCTTTATCTTCATTGTTGCTCATAATACTCCTGTGATGTATCTTGCATATAATGACAGATTTATTCAGTAAAAAACAAGTAGAATACATAAAAAATGCTAACGCCAAGTGGAATATTGCCCATGGACCTGTTCGATCGGGTAAAACTGTTGGCTCTATATTCCGTTTTCTCACTGATGCAATTGCCTGTCCTGACTCAGCAATTTATATTGTGGGCCATACCTTCGATACTGCATATAGAAATGTAGTAAGGAAGATCATGGAGTCTACAGAGTTTGAAATGTTTCGCCCCTTCTGTAATTGGAGCGGTAAGAAGCTATACTTCAGAGATAAAGTGATTGGAATCTTAGGTGCAAAAGACGAAGGGGCAATAGGCAACTTTCAAGGCGATACGCATTCTTTAACTTATTGTGACGAAATTACACTCTACCCAGACAGTATTATAGACATGATTGACACTCGTTTATCATGTGATCATAGCAAAGCCCATGCTACATGCAACCCTTCATTTCCCACGCATAAAGTTAAGCAATGGATTGATAAAGCTAAAGACGGAGATGAGAATTACTACGAAATACAAATAACATTGGATGATAACCCTTATGTGCCTCAACATTATAAAGATCGCATTCGTAATTCACTTAGTGGTGTATTCTACAAGCGCAATTATCTTGGGTTATGGTGCTTGGCGGAAGGCGCCATTTTTGACTTCTTCGACAGAAAATTGCACATTATTGAGAAGCCTCCGGGTGCAGAATATTACATTGCTGGTATTGATTACGGTGCTAGCAATCCTTTCGCTTGTTTGTTGATTGGAGTAAGCACAGGTAAATATACTCAAACAGGAAAGCATCTTTGGGTAGATCAAGAATACTATTGGGACCCAAAAGCTACACAACTTGGTAAAACTAACAGTGAATTTGCGCATGATGTATATAAATTTCTAGAAAATTATAACGTGAGACAAATATATATTGACCCATCGGCAGCCTCATTTAAGAGAGAGATGCAAAGGTTAGGATTAACGACGATTGATGCAAATAATGAGGTGTTAGATGGGATTACTATGGTCACAAGTGAGATGCGGAAAGGAAATCTTACAATTCGACCAAATTGTAAGAATCTTATACGTGAAATTGAAAGCTATGTATGGGATAAGAAGGCGTCAGAAAGAGGCGATGATAAGCCAGTGAAGTCTTCAGACCATTGTTGCGACGCATTACGCTATGCCTGCGCAACACACCGTGTGAGTGAATATCAACCGTACAAGGACCAGGAACGCGCAGAAGAATGGATGAAAAATAAGTATGACCATTACAGAAAGTGATTGACTAAAACACTAAAAAATCTTTAGCAGAAAAAATAACGCATTTAGAATTAAGAAAAGAGATATTTGGTGAATAATCCCATTTACAATATACCCAAAACCTGATACAATCTTACTAAGATCAAACTAGACACATCTAGCAGGCATGCGAAAAGCGATTTCCGATCGCCTGATGTGTTCTTCAATCGGATTAACTACGGAGGTTATACCTTGAAAAAATGCATTCCACTTACATTTGAACAACATGAACAGTTAGCGAAAGATCTACGAATTTCACAAGAAATTCTAGAGCCTTGGCTTGAAAAACTCTGGAAGGCTTATGGAGTTAAATGCAAAGAAGCAGCTCAACTTCATCAGATTTTAAATTTATTGAGTTCAAAAATATTCTGCTCTCTCGATGAAAGATGGTATAAAATTGAAGTAAATGATCAAACAGATCCAAAATATACAGGACATTCATGCCCTTATTATGGAAAAGGAAAAAAGGCATATTAACATGAAAATACCAGATATTAGCAAACGAGAATTTTTAGAATCTGTAAAAGATGGCATTAAAGATGCTTTTTTAACAATGTTAGAGGCTGGAGATGGTTACTCAGGTCCAATTATAAGGGAGCCGTTCTTGAAGTCTGTAGAGAAGGCAATATATGATTCAGTACAAGATAAAGGGATAATAGATTGTATTAAAAAGGCTGTTGGAAAAGAGAATGAAATACAAGATGATCCAGTATTAGAAAGAATAGCCCATGAATTGTTTCATTTGGTTTCAGTTATAGAGAAGTTAACCGATAAGATCGAATATATGGCAGAAATGACACATGAGTTGGGAGTAGAACTATGGAAGAAAAGATGAGAATGCCACCACCTTTAACAGAGCCACCATACAAAAAGGAAAATTGTTGGATATGTTGGCTTGAAAATGAGAAGGGAGAGATATGTGATATAGAAATCTATGAGACATTCCCTGATCAACCTGGAAAAGTATATGAATATCTAAGATTTCGTTTAGGTAAAAGATCTTTTTATGATGTTGGAAATTGTTTACATAACTGGGATGAATGGGATTTGGTCGATATCTTTCATAAATTTGGATTCCAATCAAAGTGGGATAGTCATGAAACACAAATTAAATTCTTTAAGAGATTGGCAAATATTGAAGAATACGCAAAAAAGATAGAAGGATATTTGAGATATCACAATCCTTGCTATCTTTAAATTAACTTAACCCACCTAGCCCGACGGGGCGAATAGCGTTACCTCGACGTTGGTGGGTCTTTCAAATGAGGTTAACTGGAGGGGTTATTATGTCTAAAGGGTCAATTAAAATTAAAAAAAGAATAAGAAAGATTAAGTTAGATACGGAACGTATTCTCACTTTGGCTTTATATGGAATTGGAAAAGAAGGATGTATCAGATGGAAGAAGAGAGGGAAGAAATGGAAAGGATTGAATTAGATATTGAAAAAGATATTTATGAATACATCGAAAAATTAGCTAAAGAAGAAGGAATGACAATAGAAAAATATGTATGGAAATGGATAAAGGGAATAATGGAAAATGATAAAGTTATATGAATAAATAAAAACTTAACCCACCTAGTCCGACGGGGCGAATAACGTTATCTCAGCGTGTGGTGGGTTTTATCATGAGATTAACGAGAGAGGTTATTATGTCAGAATGTTTAGTATGTCTCAAAGAGTTTGAGAACAACAAATTAGGAACAAAAAAATTTTGCACAAAGAAATGTTATTATGATTTCTTTTATGCCAAAGGCGATAGAAGTGTTTACTTAAAAAGAATGCAAATATTGAATTGCAGGGTTTGTGATAAAGAATTTACCCCTAAACACTTAAATAACACTTCATATTGTTCTAAAAAATGCAGCAGAAAACACTATGAAGCTCCAATAAGAAAAAGACAGTCTAAAGAAATAAAAGACTGCATTGAACCACCCACTAAAATTAATATGAGGCAAGGATATACTGCATATTATATGCCTCACCATCCTAACGCAGCAAAGACAGGATACGTTTATGAGCATGTCTATGTGATGGCAAAAAAAATGGGAAGGCCTTTGTTTGAAAAAGAAACAGTTCATCATAAAAATGGTATAAAAGATGATAACAGATTAGAAAATCTAGAATTATGGGACT